TAAAAGTATGTGTTATTATCAATTACAGCATCATAAGCATTTGTATTTTTTACATAATCATATTTTACTGTATCAATACCAAAACCAGCTGGTGGATTTCCATCTGCACCAAACTCAGGAGTATGTAATAAACCACCATTTGCCATAATACCAATGGCTTTATCAACTTGAATCTGTCTAGTGCCTGGATTAGGAACGTCTTTTCCACCTCGATATACAAATATTTGATCAAAAGATCTATCCCCAATTAATGCATTACCACCAGGTTGTCTTTCAACATCAATACCTGTATGCATTGAAGGTTTAGGATGATTATCAGATTGTATTCTTAATCTATCAATTATACTACCTGCATTACTGGTAGAAAATACACCAGTTGTAGGTGAATTAGGATGACCTTGCCAAATTCTGTTAATATCAAAAGAAGTAATTACACTTGGAGTTTCTTGTAAAGGTGTAATTTTTAATCTTAAAGGATCGTATCCTCTACCCCTGTTTAATACTCTGACATGAATAATTTGTCCAGAGTCTGTATCAATAATAGGATATAATAACGCTTCTACGTCTGGTGTCCCACAACCAGTTACTGTAAGACGTGGTGGATCTGTAGGAATATACCCAGATCCTCCATTCGTAACCTTTACTGCACGAACACCAAAAATTTCATCGAATATTGGTTCGATTACAGCACCAGTACCAGGAACAGTTCTTGCCATTTATTAGCTTACAATGTTAATTTGACCTTGCATTGCTGCATGAATTGTACACTGATAATACAGTGTAGCAGGTGCATCCATAGGAACGGTAAAGTATAAAACAGCAGTTCCACTACCAGATTGACCTGTAGTGTATGGAGTACCTGATAATCCTTGAGTAGATTGAATTCTAAAAGGATGATTGCCACCAGTGTTATTATCAAAAGCGTATGTCATACCTCTCATTAGATAGAGAGTAGGATCATTTGTTGAAGCTGCAAAACCAGGACCAGTGAATGTATAATCAGCATTACCATTTGCATCTATTTCCCACCAAGTAATAGGACTACGAGTAGGAATCCAGTTAGTTCCATTCCAGAATAAAGAGTCACCTTGAGCAATACCAGTTACGTTTGTATCTGTTAAAGCTGCAAATGTAGTTGTTAGAGATCCACTGAAGTTAATAGTTACAGTATCACCAGTAATCGCTGTCGTAATATTTGTTCCACCAGCTATGGTTAATGTGTCAGTTTGTGAATTTGCAGTCGTAGATCCTGTATCAGCACCAACTGTTTGGAAAACGTTGATGGAACTTACACCTGCATTATCATCACCAGGTACCCAATTTGTTCCATTCCATTTTAAAACTTGGTTAGATGTTGGTGCAGTAGTGGTAACATCGACATTAGAAAGATCACCAATTCCAGTATATTGAGTTAATAAAAATGCTCTTGTATCACCAACACCGCCAGTTGCAATATTAATATTGACATATGGTTTGTCATCACCATCTACAGTGAAAAAGTAACCAGGATATGTCGCTGCAGCAGGTGCAGCAGCTAGTGAAGAAAATTCATTTTTATATGAAATCTTAGTTGGAAAAGCAATAGTTCCTGTTGCACCATCAAAAATACTTGTTACACCGCCTGCAGCGAGAGTAATGTCTCCAGTTCCATTTGCAGCTACTGCAATATTACCATTAGATGAAGAAACAATAGAGTTTCCATTAACATCTAATGCAGATGTCAAGTTAGAGTAATCACTAGCAGCAAACTGCGAACCATTATATCTTAAGACTTGTCCAGTAGCAGGGTTAGTGGTATTGACTTGTAAAGTGCTACCATTACCTAACGCTGAATAAATCTCGTTAAAATTATCGTTAATCTTGTCACCACCAGCTCTCAGGGTATCACCTGTGTTATCATTAGCTGATGTTCCAAGACCTAGGGTTTGTTTAGCCATTTCTTGCTACAATTTTTAGTTATTTATGGGGTTTCGGGGTCTACTAACTCTTCACCGTATAGTGAAAGGTCAGGAGCAGTCCAATCATCAGGAACAGAAGTTTCTACTGCAATGGTAGGATTCTGATATCCAGATCCAGCATTACTAATTTCAACACCTGCTACACCAACTAATGCACGAATATTCCCATCGAAACCAGAGATGGAGTCAATTCTAACAGTTGGACGTGAGGTGTAACCAGATCCACCACCTGTTACCTGTACTTTGTCAATAAATCCTGTTGTTAGAACTGCTTGACCTTGAGCACCTTGTCCAAAGATAGATCCAAGATAGTCAAATGTAATAAGTGAATTGGAAGATTCAATAACAGCAACTTCTCTGTCATCTGTTTCACCTTGTATGTCAATAAAGTCTCCAATTTCAATAGGAGGAACAACTTCAGCAGCATCAACGTCCGCTTCAGAACCAACATAAGAGAAGGCAACAAATGTAGATCCAAATCTAGGTATCTCAGAGAAGATAATTCTAGAACCAACAATTTCAAAACCAACGCCTGCTTCTTGAATAACACCATTAAGAGAAACAATGATATTATTCTCAGGTCTAGTAACACTAGATTGAACACCTTCTGTAAGAGTTAGTGAGTAGAATACATCATTACGTTTCAAGTTGAATGACTGTCTCAATGAGTCAAACTCGAATGAGATATCATCTAACTGTCTAAGTTTACCAATATAGAATCCAGTAAATGATGCTCCAAGATCAGGTGCTTCAGTAAATTGAATAATATCAGAGAACGCAGTAAATGCATTATTAGCACCAGGTGGTTGTAAAATACCATTGATAAAGATCAACATGTGACCTGCAGGATCTGGGAAGTATGGAGTTCCATTCGCAGTGGTAAGTTTAAAGTTAGTTTGAGTTCCATCAAAACCTCTGAAGGAACGTTTAACTCTTGCCTTAAGTTCTACGTTATTAGTGATAGCAGATTTGTAACCATCAACTCCTATAATTCCATCTCTAGAATTCCATGTTCCTGTAATTCCACTGAGATATAATCTCTTATTAACACCGATTGTACGGATATCTTGGATTCTTGCTGCAGCAGCACCTGCTGTTGTAACAGTAGTTAAAATACTTGCATATCCACTAGGAATATCACTAATAGCAGCACCATAATCACCTACAATATCACCATTACCAAATGTTCCTTGTGCAACACTTACATATATGAAGTTACTACCTAAGTCAACCTCAGTGATAATGCAGTATTGTGCAGGATCTGCAACTGCATTAACAACCTTATAAAGTCTATTTCCTACAGTGAATGTTTGATATCCACCTATGATTTGTATACCAAATCTAAGATGACCAGAAGAGGCAATTTGATCACCAACTTTAATATCTAATCCAGCATATTTAACAACATCAAAGTATCTTCTAGAACTTGTAGGATAAACAACAGAGTTGACCTCAAATGTTCCTATGAGTGATGCAGTATCAACAGTTAACGAACCACCTGTATTATCAGTGATTGCTGCTTGTGTTTTAAAGTAATTAGTAGGACTTGCAGTATTTCCACTTGTATATCCCTTGAATGGGATATCATTTTCAAATCCACCTTTAACATCAATAACATGAATTCTATCTTCGATAGCACTAATTTGTGCTGTTGTTGAGTTAGTAGCACCTACAACATTGTCTGTAACTTGCCATACACCAGCAGTAACACGAACATCAAGATATTTGTAATTATCATCAGTATGGAATCCATAAACAACACCAGTGATACTTGCATCACCTTGTTTTTGAACTGTCTCATTCATAGTATAAGGACCATCAGTGATGTCACCATCAATTCTAAATCTCTTATAAACTTGAACAATCTTACCTGAGTTTTCAGTTTCAGTTTCAATCTCAGCTAATGCATCACTTTGAGTTCCATAAGCAAAGTCGGCAAAACCAATTCCTCCACCAACACCAACAAGTAAATCTCTAACTCCATAAGTTTTAGTAGGAATCTTAATACCCTTAATTTCTTGAAGTGTGGTGTAGTAAGTATCAACTGATAATTGTTGTTGAATAATATTCAATCCATATCTAATATTTCTAGAAATTGTAGTTGAATTATAATTTGTTGCAGTGTTTGAATCATAGAAAGCATAGAAACCTGCATTAGTAGATGGTGAAGTTAGTGTACCTGATAATGCTTGATTGATGTAAGTTTCAAGTAATCCTAGTGCATAAAGTTTGATATTATATTCAGTGTTTGCATAGAATACTTCACCACTCACTGCAGTATAAGGATCAAGAGCACCTTTATTAAGTTTAACACCCCAAACATATGCTCCAACACTTCCATCACCTGTCCAACTTTGTGTACCTGTTGCACTGTTAAGAATAATACTTCCTCTAAGAGTAGAGAAACCAAATCCAAATGTAGTTGTAATATATGCTCTATACCAACCATCACCATAAGGAACTACACCATAAGCATCTCCTGTAATACCTTGTTGAGGTATAAACAGAGATCCAATAGTTCCATTTACTAGATTGAGATCAAAGAATATATTTTGTTCACCAGATGTTCCATCATCAAGAATAATACCAAATCTAACAGATTGAGAACCTGCTGCTTTAAAGAATGCTGAATATGTAAATGTTTGATCATCAACTGCAGTTCCAGATGCACCAGTATCAAATGTTTCTGTACCACTGTCAAATTTAACTGAATCAGTATCAAAAGTTTCAAAAGCATTTAAACTATAATCTCTATATGATTGGTGAACACCAGTTTGAGAATTAGGAGCAAATATCTTCTCTGCTGTAACAGTTGTATCTGGAGCAGCAATACTATTGTTAGTAATAGTAATACTATCTGCACCACTGATCTGGAATGATTGCCAGTTTGATGCAAATGCCTCAGGATTAGTCCAAAGATTAGTTCCTGATACTTGACCACTGATAGCAGATGTAATTAACTTAGCAGATGCTAAAACTTTTACATTAGCAGGAGCAGTGTGCCAATCGTATACAGCACTTACACCACTTGTAGAAATAGTAGCAGTTGCACCAGATGTTAGTCCTGTAAGTGTGTTAGTAGCAACAAAAGCATTACCACCGAAAGCACCAACATAAAGTTTATTAAGTTCATTATCCCACTCTAGAACTTCTGCTTCACCAGAGTTATTAGTTCTAACTGTTTCTCCAACAACAAACTGAGTAGCAGAAACACTTTCAACAGATAATGTATATGCTGTTCTTTCTTGAGTTACATCAGTAATAATCAAGTCATGAACAGTATTATCAACCATTTCATCTAAGAAACTGTTATATGTCCAAGAACTAGAACCAAACTGACTGTTAACAATATTGCCAATTTCATCTTTATAATAGTTTTTATTGTAAAGAATATTCTTAGCAGCACTTCTCATCTCATCTTTACCTGGTGCAAGGATGTTGACTGCAATATCAATTAAATCACGGAAACGATAAAGAACTTGATTAATATCTGTAGGAGTTTCAGAATCTCTATATGCACTAGCAGTAGCATGTTGTGCTCTATATTGATCTCCAGTAACAGAATCATTAAGATCGTATAGTAAATTGTTAAGTGCTTTTTGACCTACAAATCTAATTCTTTCAAGAGCATAAAGTGTTGGTAGTAACTTATCATCAATAGTTTGAATACTTCCTGATGTATTAATAAAGGTTTCAATAGCACGAATTGTACTATTAGTTCCACCAGTTTGTAAATCAGAAATTAC